CGACCGGGCCGACTGGACCTACGGGACCGCAAGGCACGTCGTCCAACCTGTTCCTGTATCGCGCCAACACGGCTGCAACGAGCGGTTATCCGGGCGATGGCGACATCATCTGGAACAATGCCACGCAGACCAGCGCGACGTCGATCAACGTTAGCCACCTGACCGACAACAATATCGACGTTGATATTTTCTTGGCGTTGCTGACGGTCACAGAGCAGTTTGTCATCCAGAGCCAGACAACCAGCGGCGACAATCAGGTCTGGCAGATCAACGGCACACCGACCGTCACCAATCCCGGCACATCAACGGCGTACTGGACCTATCCTGTCACGCTGGTTTCGTCCGCCGGCGCAGGCACGACAGGCTTTGCCAACACGGCGCCCCTCTTTTTGGCGCTGGTCAATGGCGTGTCTGGTCCGACAGGTTCGCAAGGCCCAACTGGGCCTACAGGGCCTACTGGACCCACGGGCGTATCTGGGATTGACGGCCCGACTGGCCCCACAGGCCCCACTGGGCCTACAGGTGTCGCGGGCGTCAATGGACCGACAGGCCCCACAGGGCCGACAGGCGTTGCGGGTGTCGATGGACCGACAGGGCCGACAGGGCCTACAGGCGTCGCGGGTGTCAATGGCCCGACAGGCCCGACAGGCCCGACTGGTCCGACAGGCATCGGCTATGCTGGTCTGACGAGCAGCACCTCTACGGCAATTGGCACTGGGTCGAAGACTTTCACAACGAACCTGACCGATGCGCAGTCTGCCTTTGCGGTTGGCCAGCGCGTCCGTGTGGCATACACGCCGACCCCAACCACTGATTACATGGAAGGCGTTATCACCGCTTTCTCTGGCACGTCCTTAACGGTCAGCGTCGATTTCTTCGCTGGCACAGGCACTTATTCGGCTTGGAACATCGCGGCTGCGGGCGCTGTCGGCCCGACAGGCCCGACTGGGCCTACGGGTGCGAGCGGCTCTGCCGGCGCGGCTGGACCTACCGGACCCACAGGGCCTACGGGGCCTGCCGGCGCCACAGGACCGACGGGCTCGATCTACCCGACAGGCGGATCGCCTGACCGCATCTTCTACGAGAACCAAACAACCGTGACGGCGAACTACACGATCACGACCAGCTACAATGCTGGCACGTTCGGGCCTGTCACGATCAATGCGGGTGCAACAGTAACTGTACCAACGGGGTCTGTATGGACAATCGTCTAAAGATTTGCGTCTACGCAATCAGCAAGAACGAAGCGCACTTCGTTGAGCGTTTCTGCGCGTCTGCGAAAGATGCCGATTTGATCCTGATTGCTGACACCGGATCCGACGATGGACTTCCAGAGGAGGCGCGGAAACATGGTGCAGTGGTTCACGACATTTGCATCACGCCTTGGCGGTTCGATCTGGCTCGAAACGCTGCTCTGGCACTTGTCCCTCGCGATTTTGATATATGCATCAGCTTGGACATAGATGAAGTGCTTGAGCCCGGCTGGCGCGAAGAGATTGAGCGCGTCTGGGTCAAAGGCCACACCACGCGGCTGCGCTACATGTTCGACTGGGGCTGCGGCATCCAGTTCTACTATGAGAAGATCCACGCCAAACACGGCTACATGTGGCACCACCCGTGTCATGAGTACCCGATTCCTGATGGCCGCATCACCGAGATCTGGGCGCACACCGACAAGCTCATTGCAACACATCACCCAGACCCGACGAAGTCTCGCGGCCAGTACATGGACCTGCTAGAACTGTCGGTGAAGGAAGATCCGCACTGCCCGCGCAATGCGTTCTATTACGCCCGCGAACTCTCCTTCAATGCCCGCTGGCAAGAAGCCGTCGATGCCTGCAAGAGCTATCTTGCTCTGCCGCGCGCGACATGGATGAATGAGCGGTGCTATGCTTACCGCGTCATGGGCCGCTGCTACAGCGAACTCGGACAGCCAGAGGAGGCCGAGCGGGCTTTCCAGATGGCGGCGTCCGAGGCGCCGAACACCCGCGAGCCGTGGTGTGAACTGGCGATGCTGATGTATCGGCAGAGCCGGTGGGAAGAATCTTTTGCCTACGCCATGCGGGCTTTGCGGATTGTGGACCGCCAGATGGTCTACACTTGCGATCCCGCTGTCTGGGGCGCCCAGCCGCACGATCTTGCCGCCATTGCGGCGTGGCATATGGGCCTCGCTGACGTGGCCATCGAGCAGGGCGAGAAGGCTGTTGAACTGGCTCCAGACGATCACCGTTTGCGGGCAAATCTTGAATGGTTCTCTGGTAAAATGGCCGCATAGGCTGTAGGATCACTGCAAAGGACTTAATCCCATGGCGAGCACGTTCACCTCTTATGTGGCAAAGAATGTAGGCACATCGCCCACATCGCTGATCACCGTGCCGTCAGCCACGGTTGATACAGTCATTGGCCTGTCCGTTGCCAATACGACTGCCGGCAGCATCACCTTCGATGTCTACATCACCCGCTCGGCGGTTGATTATTACGTCATCAAGGGCGCCGTGGTTCCGACGGGCTCAACTTTCATCATGTCGGGCGGGGATCAGAAAATAGTTCTGGTGGCTGCGGATGTGCTCAAAGTTGTGACCAATACTGCGACTTCCGCTGATGTGATCGCTTCTGTCCTTGAGATGACCTGATAGGAGCGCGCGATGCCATCAAGCTCTGGATATCTGAGGTCAGTACCGCAGCAGACGCAGCCTACGGGCGGCGGTGGCGGCAATAAGGTCTTTTACGAAAACGACCAGACAGTGATCTCTAACTACACGATTCCTTCAAACCAAAATGCTATGTCGGCTGGCCCGATCACCATCGACAGCGGTGTGACGGTGACTGTTCCTTCTGGCGCTAACTGGACGGTGATCTGATGCCCGTTTCAATCAAAGGCTCTGGTGGCGGCGGCGTCACCCTCGATGCGGGCGCGGCCGCGTCCAGCACGACCCTGACACTGCCGAATGTGAACGGCACGATCCTGCAATCCGGCACGACCGTAACCGCAGCACAGGGCGGCACGGGGCTCACGTCGCCCGGCACAAGCGGCAACGTCTTGACCAGCAACGGCTCTGCTTGGACGAGCGCGGCTCCTCCTGTCATCAACACGCAGACCTTTGACTCTTCCACCACATGGACCAAGCCTTCTGGATACAGCGCAAACAGCCGTGTTTTCATTCAGGCTTGGGCAGGTGGTGGTTCTGGCGCTAGACATACAACTGCCGCTAGTGCGTCTGGGGGCGGCGGTGGCGGATATAGCGAGAGGTGGGTTAATCTATCTCAGATGGGAGCAACTGAAACGGTCACCATTGGTGCTGGTGGCGTGTCCAGAACAGGCTCCAATCAAAGCGGCGATCAAGGTGGAAACACGAGCGTCACTATTACTACGGGCGGTACTTTTACAGTCTATGGAGGGGCTGGAGGAATTCAAGCGGGAAACGGCGGCGGCGGCGGCGGGCAGTTGTCGGCGGCCTCCGGTTTCACTCCCGGATTGCCGTTTTTTGTAACAGACAGTGGTGGCGCAAAGCAGGGTATTGGTGATGCCACTATCCAGAGTGATGGCGCTGCTATGTTTCATGGTGGCGGTGGTGGGTACACCACAAGCGCTCCCGGTAAAAATAGCGTTTGGGGCGGCGGCGGCGGCGGGGGTGCTGGCGCTAGTGGGGCCACAGTCGCTGGTACATCAATTAATGGTGGGTCTGGAGGAACTGGCGGCGCAACTGGCACGGCAGGCACACAGCCTGCTGGCGGCGGAGGAGGAGGGACAACGACATCCGGCGCTGGTGGTGCGGGCCGCGTAATCATCACTGTCTTCCCGGCGTAAGGAGAGAATGATGTCTACTTATGCAGTTATCAATTCTAATACCAACATCTGCGACAATATCATTGTGCTAGATGAGGGCTCCCCGTGGACGCCTCCTGCCGGGCACTACATTGTAAATATTGACGAGGGTCAGGGCGGTATTTTTTGGAGCTACGATCCTGCCACGCAAGTGTGGACTGCGCCGCCCGAATTAGAGACTGCTGTTAACGAGGTAACCCAATGAGCACCTTAAAGGCCATCAACCTCGTCCACCCGACCAGCGCGACGAACAACATCGTTCTGGACAATGCTGGCAACATGACTGCTGGCGGCACACTGGCTATGTCCTCGTCGTTCATGCGGAACCGCATCATCAACGGCGCGATGGTCATTGACCAGCGCAATGCGGGGGCTAGTGTTACGCCGACAGGTGACGGTGTTTATACCTTGGACCGTTGGCAAGTTTCATTGAGCGCCGCATCTAAATTTAGCCTCCAGCAGTCTTCAACTGCTCCAACGGGGTTTAGCTATTCAACTCTGATAACTTCATTGTCTGCTTATTCCGTTCCGTCCGGCGGTTACTTCATGTTTAACCAGCCTGTTGAAGGCTACAACATGGCCGACTTCGGGTGGGGAACAGCTTCCGCTAAAACAGTAACGATTTCATTTTGGGTAAATTCGTCTCTTACGGGGACATTTGGCGGGGCCATTCAGAACAACGCCCAGAACAGGGCTTATCCGTTCAGCTATACGATTTCTGCTGCAAACACTTGGGAGCAGAAATCAGTAACAATTGCTGGTGATACGTCAGGGACTTGGCTTACGACGAATGGCGTTGGCATGTACCTCCGTTTTGGTCTTGGCGTTGGCTCAACATTCAGCACGACTGCTGGAGCTTGGACGGCTGGTCAGTATTTTGCTCCCACAGGCGCAACTTCTGTAGTCGGAACCAACGGCGCAACCTTCTACATCACCGGCGTCCAGCTTGAAGTTGGCACGGTCGCAACTCCGTTTGAGCGCCGCCAGTACGGGACCGAATTTATGCTGTGTCAGAGGTATTTCATCTCGTCCTACAATCCGGGGACGGCGGTCGGAACTGCAACAGGTGATGCCACA